GTAAAACTTTTGACCGTATTCGCAAAGAGCAAAAGGAGGCTGCAAAGATACAAGCTACTAAGGAAGCACAACCTAACAATATCATCTTCAATAAGAAATTCGCTAAAGGATAAATAATGGATACCAATCAACAATGGCTCGTGTACGCAAAGCTACAACAAGCACGAATCAAACTTCAATCAATGGAGCTAAAGAAATCTGGCTATAACTCTTATGCTGGGTTCAAATACTTTGAGCTTAGTGATTTTTTACCGTCAGTAAATACGATATTTGCAGAATTGAACCTTTGCTCTGTATTCAGCATCTACTCTGAATCCGCATTGCTCACGATAGTTGACTGTGACAGCGGTGGTGAAGTCTGTTTTCGCAGTCCATTAGCTGATGCGTCTAGTGGCAAAGCACCACCGATTCAGGCACTTGGAAGCCAGCATACCTACTTACGTCGTTACCTTTTTCTTAATGCCCTTGAGATTACAGAACACGACGCAGTAGATGCAACTATTCAAAAAGAAGAACCTAAGTCCGCTAAACCGATTACTAAGTCCGTATTCGATACGTTAGACGAACAATCTCAAGATGAGATTCGTAGCTACGCAGCAGACATTATCCTGATGATTCACAAGGATCAGGTAGCGGAAGCTGTGGAGTACATCAATTCTCTGGAACTAGACGCAGATTGGAAGACTGCACTCTGGAGCCAGTTGGATAGCAAGCAACGATCAGCAATCAAGAAATTTACTAAAGGATAATCATGGAATACGACAACACTAATCGCGGTATGTTGGGTCGCAACACTAACAAGCAGTCTGACAAGCACCCGGACTATAGCGGAACGATCAACATTGATGGCAAGGATTACTGGCTCTCTGGCTGGCTTAAGGAGGGCAAGAACGGTAAGTTTTTCTCTCTAGCGGTTAAGGAGAAAGAAACTAAAAAGCCAGCAAAGAAGGTTGAGTTTCAGGACGATGATCTAAATGACGCGCCATTTTGAGGAGGAGTTATGAAATACCTATTCGCACTTTGGTTAGCCGTTACAGCACCACTCGTTTACGCTACTTGTACCTATCATACATACTGTGATGCTGGTCGATGCGTAAATTGTACAACTTGCTGTTATGGAGCCTCATGTAATACGAACTGCTATTAACCATGAGGGAAAGCTAATGCCAGCTTTTCGATTAATAATCGTCAAGGATAGAACTGGTGCTGCGAGTACCTCACCCTTCGGCCTAGCGATAGGTGGCAAGTAACCTACGCAGCATACGCATAGCTCCTTTACGTTTGTCTCCCCTTCTATGTGAGTATGCAGACAGCCCGGAAAGACGGGCATTAACTTAGGAGAAATCATGAAACTGTTGGACTATTTGAAAGAAACGCACAAGATCAAGAACGACCGTCAACTAGCCCTAAGAATAGGTGTATCAATGCCTACGATTAGCAAGATTCGTAACGGTCATAACGGGGTATCGGCTGAGACTAAGATCGCCATTCACAAGGCTTTCAATATGCCTATCGTTGAGATTGAGAGCTTCCTATGAGCTACGAGGCTACAGAACTATTAGTGGTACGTTGGGGTGAGGCTAGAGGGATTATTCAGAACTCTGACGCTAAGACGCAGCTATTGAAGGCTTTTTCTGAAATGGGAGAGTTAGCAGATGCGATTACCAAGCGAGACCGTGAATCAATTATCGATGGACTTGGGGATGTTCTTGTATGCCTTACTATGGTTGCTGCTATTGAAGATGTCGATCTAAAGCAATGCTTCCAGTCAGCCTACGAGCAGATTAAGGATCGTAAAGGCTATCTAAACAAAGAAGGGGTATTCGTTAAAGATGACAAATGACATCACTAAAGCAATCGAGATGGTCAATAAATGGTGGGCTAAGTCTATCGTTGCCATCATCCTCTGCGTTATCGGCTGGTATATCGGTGGGATTCAAACAGAATCTCGGATAGCCTCTGATTGCAAATTTGCAGGGGCATTTCGCGTAGACATCCAAGCCTTTACCTGCCAGCGTAGACTATGACTAGATTTTGTACAAGTTGCCAAGCCATGAGAGATGAAGACGGTGGGATATTTAGGCGTGGTAAACGCACTAACCGCTGGATATGCAAGTCTTGTATTGAAAAGAAATCCCCAAGTATCTACAGGAACCTATCTGGTAAACCCACTCCATCAGCCCACGTTAAACGACTTTTTCAATTGCCATGAATAAATCAGAGCAAGATTTAGTAAATGTAGTTGCCAATATTGCATTTATTAACGGGTCAAAACAAATTGATGTTTTGCTACCGCCAAACCTAAGACCATCGTTACCACAAACAATACGCAACAAATTTCAACTAATTCAAGTACAAGAGGGACGTAATGGGCAGACCTCGTAAGAATCCTGATGATCCTAAGTGGCAACCTGTGGCAGAACAAGTTACGGGAGTACCAGTCAACGATGATTGGCGCATCTTCTTCGCAGCGGCTCTAGGAGGCTTAATAGCTAGGGGTAGTGGTCAGACCTATGACCAGATGATAAAAACGGCTTCAGAGATCGCTACGCAAGCCTCAGAGTCACTTTCTTAGGGCTTCGTACTGGGTGTAGCATTGCTTGAGGGCTGTTCTGAGTTCGTCGGCCTCTCCAGCGATCCTGACAAGAAATTGCCCATCCTCTCGGTAAAGCTCTTTTCCACTACAGGATGTCTGTCTAGCACCGGAGGAACTGGACAAGGAATCTGCTTCGGAACGGGACTGACGGTGCTGCAAGCTGTTAGAGAGAGCAGTAGCCCTAGCGTTAATGTTCCTGATTTCCGCATCCTTTTCCCTCCTTAATTGATCCGCATTAGCCTGTAGCTCTTGCTCTCTCCTACGGGCTTCTTCTTGTCCCTTGGCGTACTCTGCGTATTGTGCAGCCTTCTCTTTATCCCAAGCCTGTTGAACCTCAGCCTTACCTAGCTTGTGGCCTTGGTATAAGCCTCCTGCTCCGGCTGCACCGATTGCGAAAACAACGCCAATGATGACGTAAGGGTTCATTTCGGCGGCACTTTCGTGGCATCAAGTTTCTTGTGTATCTTGACCTCACGGCAGACCTGAACCTCTTTACCCTTCTTGTCTTTTTGGGCATTACAGACTTTTTTAGTCTCTCCTGCATGAATGTTAAACACAAGAAATAAACTAAAAAACACAGTTCCAACCATACGTAACGCAATCATGCTACCTCCGGGTGTGGTGGTTGTTCAGGTTTAGCTTTAGGGTCATAAATTGGCGCAATGCTAGGTTCCATGCGTACAGGAGCCTGTGTGGGTGACGGTGGTGGTGCTTTAGGTGGATCAGTCCAATCACTCGCCTTAGAGACTCCCGGTGGCGGATCGATCAACTTAGCAACCCCATCCTTACCTTTAATGGCAAGCAATGTCGCTAACGCCCCAAGTATGTACTTAGACATATCGGAGAGCAACATAAAGAACTGCTTATCCGCAGGTGCTATAGCGTTCATCGGTTGAGTCACAAAGACTACCGAATACATCGCTAGGCTAGACATCATTAGCAGAACAGCACAGAACGTCGTACCGATAACTAGCTTGATGACAGAATCAATCTGGTCAGGAGTCCACTTCATTTTTCCTCCGGCTTAAAGTCAGCAGCAGGTACTAGCTGGTCAGGACAAGTCCCAGTTACAGCACAGGTAGGACGCTGACACTCAGGTTTATTCCAGTTCTTGTTATCTTGGCAGGGATACCTAAATCTATCCTCACAGCCTACGAGACTAAGAATGAACAAGACGTAAAGCGTTCGCATACTGAATCTCCCGATCTTCCATGCCCTTGTAACCACCGTTAATCACGCGAGTCATACCACGTAGGTCTGTAGCGTCCGCAAATCTATTCAGCTTATTTGTCTCCCAGAACCAGCAAGCAGACTGGGATGCTCCTTCGTAACTTTGGGTGTATTCTGAGGCTTCTTCTGGGGTCATCTCTAGGCTAGCAGCAAACCAAAAATAGTTGTCTTTGCCCGTTAATTGAATTAGACCCCTTCCCTTGTACAGACTCCCCTCCCCGCTAGCCTCATCACCGTTACCCATACGGTTAGCGTAGACGTAGTTAGCGATCTTATCCGGCTGTTTAGCGTAAGCCTTAGCCTGTGAATCAGTTTGGAAATACTTAGGGAATACTTTAAGGAGACCTTGAGCAGAGTAGTTCAGGTTCTCCGTTAGCCACACGAATCCACCTGATTCATGGTGACATTGGGCTAGGAAAGCCGCTATACGGTTAGGAGTCGTTATTTCGTATTCTTCTAGTAGTGACTTCCCACCGAGTTCATGTTGCTTGCCAAACAAAGCCTCGTACCATTGATCCGGGTACTTTGAGTTAGGGATAAACTTTCTCCAAGCCTTACGATCAATCACGATACATCCTCTCTAACAGTATGTCTCGCCGTAACTCTTTCATCCTTCGGACTTCATGAACAGCAGCCTGAGTCGCTACGTGCATGTCCCAGAGCATAAATCCGATGATCGGCATTACGATAAAGAAAGTTAATAACACCGCCATGACAGTAATCAATAATGTCCAAGGGATGTTCTCATCGTCTCGCTTCTTACTATCAGCACCATTAGCATTATTGCCCATAGAATTGTAAGAACGACTGCCCCAATCCATGCCAGCTGACTTTTTACCCGATTTATCTGTTGCCTTCGTTGCCATCGAGCCGCTTGAATCTTTCTAGTCTCTATCGCCAGAGCATCTGCTTGCTCGTTCTGGATGTCAGCCCATGCCTTCTCAAACCTTGCCCATACAGAACCTAGTTCCGGTGGAGTGTTATAGACCATCTGCTCCCTGACCTGAGCCAACATCTCGTTAAGTTTGGATTCCAGCCTGATCCTCTCTAATGCCCTACGGCCTAACGATAAATCTCCTCTATAGACCTCTTTAGCCGCTGCTTCACTCTGGACATAAATCTTTACCAGAGCCTCGTACTGGTCGATAAATGTACCTAGATTCGACCAAATATCGCTAAGAACATCATCTGGTACAGCCTTGGCTACTTCCTGAACCTTCTTTACTTCTTCGTTATATTGCTTCTTCTGCTCAGGACTAGGATCGACTATCTTGTGGTACTGTTCTTTTAGGTCTTTCAGTACGTCGCTGACATCTCCGCTGGTACTCTTGATCTGCTTGTATAACTCAACGCCCTTCTTGGCAAGATCGATGGCTGTGGTGCAAGCGCGGTAAGCTGCGGCGATTGTGATCGGGTCAATCACTCTACATGGAGACGCATCTTTATATCGCTTAACTCACGACGCAATTCCTCGTTATGCTCCTCGCACTTACGGTTCTGTTCTTCTACCTTAGCAAGACGCTCTGACATACGTTCAACTTCTTCACGTAAGGTAGCAATAACCTGTTGCCATGCAGCATCGGTTATCTCAGCAGACTTATTGTTCCGGTTATCGGCCTGAATCTTCTGATACATAGCCCAAGCTCCTGCACCTAGACCACCAATACCTACGACGATTTGAGAGAATAAGTTTTCCATGTTATTCGTACAGAATGTTAATAGTTCCAGCATCAAATGTGTTTGTGCCATTAATCGTAGTAATTCGGACTCGATCTAATGTTGCAGACGTTGTTTTAGTACCCGCTGTCATCACAGTTGCTACTCCAGAGTAGTACATTGTTCCACTAGCAACCCAAATATTGCTTCCTAAAGTAGATACCGTTATTGCTCCACTATTTGTAGATGTCGCAGCAGTTCCAGTAAGTATTACAAATCCTGAAGTTGATGTAACAAGTGATCCTACGACACCGCTACCAACGTTAGATGTGCCAGATATATAGCCAGTATCTTCCATGCCGCCTGAAGTACCAATCTGCAATAAAAACCCGCTACTACCATTTGTACTAACACCACTCAACATAACAGTAACCCGCTTAACCCAAGACGGGATGCCAGTAAACTCAACACTTGTTCCAGATGCACCAACCGCAGTTCCAGAGACTAATGTAGTTACCGCACCTGTTTTGCCGTCAACACTTGTAACACCATCATTAGCAATCGTCGGGTTTCCAGATACCCCGTCACCGTTAGTAACGGTAATGCCAGTCCCAGCAGTAATCGTTCTGTTTGTTACGGTCAAAGCACCTGTACGAGCAACTATGCCGTTGCCAGAAGTATCAGGCAATGCCACATCCTTAACAAAGGCCGTAGTAGCGACCTTAGTAGAATCATCCGTAGAGGATTGGGTCGTAGCAGTCGCAGATCCACCTAGAATTACTGAGTTTGAGAACGTAGCAGTACCAGAAACACTTAAGCCACCACCAACGGTAAAACTATCCCCATCAGTACCGGATTGCATATCCTTAAGTTGAGCCATAAGCTCACGGATAGCGTTATTGATACCACTAGGCGCACACCCTTCAGCAATGTTAATTCCACCAATGTCGGTGTTATTAGCCGCTGTTGCGCTGTATTCGCTAACTTTGTTCTTTGGCATGATTATTCCTTACTGACCCAATAGCCCGAAATTGGTTGGCTGCAACTGCTCGTTAAGCATCTGCTGTTCTGCTGCCGTTAGCGCACGACCAAATGTTGTCCTAGCTGGCTCAGGCAAATAGCCTCCAGCCGTTGAGATACCGCCATAGGCACGACCAATTAAACCCTCTGGTTTTGCGCCAAAGTATCGCTGACCGAGAACATTCCTGACTGGTTGAGATGTAGCAGCATAAGCCAATGGCGATAATGCCAACCCAGTAATATCAGCAACTGTTCTAAACGACTGACCTTCAACAGTTCCGCTAGATGGGAAAGCACGAGGAAACGCACCACTTAACATCGCAGCGGTTTCTATCGGTTCTCCAGTCGTACCGTAAGTAGGCTTTTTAGACAGCTTTCTAGCCAACGTAGCAGCACTTACATTGCCTGTGCTTTCGTTAAAGGCATCTTTAATTAGATACCAATCTGCTAATGTCTTTCTGCCTGTGCGGAACTGATCTAATGCTCCTTGACCATTGGCACGCATGAGATTGGCAGGACTAGCCAGATGAGTCTCGATAGCATCTTCAAACGATCTCCTAAGCCCTTTAAAAGCGTCTGACGCGATTGTTGAGCCACTCTTTTGAGCCTCAAACAAGTCATCACCAATAGCCTTAGCCCGGATAAACGCCTGTTCCCCGGTTATAGGATTAGTCGCAAAATCTTTGTACTCGTTAAGAATACGAATTGCTCTTTTATCAATAGATTTGCGCTGTTGAGCAGGAATGTTGTTCAACCTTGCCAACTGAGCGTTAATTTCGTTCAGATAGTTCTGGTTCCCCATAATTGAAGGAACTTGCTCAAGCGACTTGTAATTACGCAACGCAGAGTTATAGGCTGTCTGCATCGTTTCATTAGTCAACTTAGCAGACTGAGGAACATTGATTAATGTTTTTGCAATGTTATTAGTCTGTTCCTGATTGGCATCCTCAAGACGAGTAAAGGCACGACGAGCAATCGGCAAGTTACGTTTCATGCCTTCTTTAAGCTCACCACCAATCCCGGTAATCTGCGTAGGATCAAGTACGAAACCCTGCTGCAAAGCCCTTCTAGCTACTTCTTTCTGCTGTTCCTTTAGGCCAGAAGGAACTTGTGGAGCCAAACCTACCTGACGTAAGCCAAACTGAGTGATACCACCTGTGACACCACTTACACCAGCCTTAGATAGCATCTCTGTGCCAGTAGCACTAGGTGTAGTCAAAGAGTAAATAGAGCCACCAGCAGCAGCCTCTGGAACCGTAGTCGGCAACAATGGGTTAAATCCAGCACGAGCAGCCCTAAGACCTAGACCACCCATAAGAGAGCCAAGAACGTCAACACCAGTTGAGCCAACGATCTCCTTAGCCCCCTCTGGGGTTAGGCTTCTATAAGTCGGAGACATTACAGAGCGTTCTTCCTGAATCTGCTGCTGATAACGACCTAGAGCTTCAGGAGAAACAAGACCTACAGCCTCGCCAATTCTTAAGCCAGTACCTCTTATGCCTTCAGTAACTTGGCTAACACGCTTACCAGCACCAGTCATTACGCCACCTTCTTGTGGCTGTTGACTCTGCTGAATCTTTGAAATCTCAGCAGCTAATAAACGTGCGCTAGTGGTATCACCAGCTTTATCGGCACTAATAAGTGCTTGTTCTAAATCTTGGAGAGTGACAGCCATAATTACCTCGTTCTGTACTTCTCAAATGCTTTTTGACCCTCTGGACTCAGATTAGTTCCAGCATCAGTAGTAGCAGCACCACCACGCAATATTTTCAAATCTTCAGGAGTAAATACTTTATCTAAACCACGATCTTTCATGGCCTTCCTAAAAGCTTCAACACCAAATGTGTCAGACTGAATCAATTCAGCACGAACGTCAGCAGCAGCGGCAGCCCGATCAGCCAATCGTTGAGCATAAGTAGCCAATGTTTGTCTACCTTCTCTTGTATTAAACAAGGAGGGAATCGCAGACAGGAACGACTTGATTTCAAAGTCAGACGTAGCACCAGACCCTTCAACACGCAAGGTAGGAGCCAATTTAGCCCTAATAGCTTCTGCGGTCTGTCTAGCAGTAGCTAATTGCTCTGCTTTAGTACCCGGCATATAAGCACCGATCTGACCTGCAAAGTCTTGCCAAGCACCACCACGATAAGGCTGCAAAATATCAACAATAGCCTTTACATCAGAGGCTGCTGATTGTGCGTTCATAGCAGCTTCTTCAGCACGAGATTGAGCCTTAGCACGTTCACCAGCTAAAACTTTATCGGTGACATTAACCGTTGTTTGTGGACGACCAGCAATACGCAATTCTTTATCACGCCTTTGCTTTTCTGCAAGAAATCCACGTAACTCATCACCACTTGCTAACTCCATTGGTTTTGGAGTTCCATCAGCATTTTTGAACATTGAACCAAACAATGATCTATTTTCATTGGTGAAATCAACTTGCTTTGAAGAAAATTGATTAGCATCGTTCAAAACACCGTCAATACGGTCAGATAACTTCTCCATTGAAAGAGTGCCACCTTTTGCCGTATTTTGAATTGCCTTAATTCGTCCCTTAAATTGATCTGGAACCGAATTGATAACAGAACTAAAATCAAAGTTTGCTACAGAAACCCTATTAATTTGGGTATCAATTTCCTTGATTTGATTCTGTAAATTTGTAATTTGAGCGTTATTTGCAGCCCTAAAATCTATGGCTGTTTTACCTACAAGTCTTGGGTCTTTTGCTATACGTTGATTAGTTGCACTTAACGCATTAATTTCATCCATTAAGCTCTGTTTTTGATTCTGTAAATCAAAAGTTGGGCTTTCTTGGACAGTAACTGGTGGCAATTCTGCTTTTACTGGTACAGCAGCCGCTTCTGGTGTAGTTGAAACAGCACCAGAAACCGCAGTAGAAGGTTCCGCAATAGTCGCTGTTACAGCCGGAGGAGGAGTTACAGTCTCAGCAGTTGTAGTAGTTACAGGACGGGCAGTTGTTACTGGTGCAGTTCCAGCTACCGCCTGTTGCAACGGAGCCATCTCAGCAAAGTATTTAATAGCCTCAGCAGGATTAGCCCGGATGTAAGCAACCATCATCGGGTCGTTAGCTACTCGTGGGTCTTGCAGCAATTGGTTAATCGCTTGCATCTGAGCCTGAGACTGCTGCAACTTCTGCACGTTCGCTAACTGGTTAATACCAGATTCATACGTCTGAGCAGCACCGCCGTAACCAGCACCTAGAGCAGATAAGACGTTCTGTAACGCAGATCGACGATAGCCCTGTGGACTCATGCCCTGAGCCAATGCGCCAGCAAATCCTAGTAATCCACCTAGATTTGCACGTTTTTGTAGAGCAGCCTGATCCTTTGGGTTAAGTAAACCCTGATACATGGTAGGCGCACCACCAAAGACGTTAGGGAGATAATCTTCAATAGCCATACGTCACCTTAGATCAGACTAATTCTTGGGCTACCCATTGCATACTGTGTAGGCTGTTCCATCTGAAACTGCTGACCACGCATCAAGCCCGGAGGAGGAGCCATCTCAGGAGGAGGCACAGGAGTTACTGCACTTTGTAACGCACCTAATCCGACTTGAGTAGTCAAAGGATTTTCTTTAGCAAATGTGTTAACACCGCCAAATGCGTTTTTAGCACCCGACAGCAAACTTGCACCTAATCCTTGGTTCAATGTCTGACCAGCAGCAGTTTGTGTAGCCGCCATGCCTAACGCTGGCTGTGCAGAGATATTCGCAGCCTGAGCAGCATTAGCAGCAGCACTAGCACCTTTAATCCCACCCATTGCAGCACCACCAAAGCCACCTAGCGCACCACCCATTAGCGCACCCTGTAATGGATTACGACGATTAGTGACAGCACCTACGCCAGCACCAATCATTGCCATAGTTACTGGATCACCCATTATTTGCCTCCAGACGGTGTAGATGTTGACTCAGAACGAGTCTCCAACGGCGCACCATAAACAACTTGAGCAGCACGTTGTAATCTTTGCAAAGGTAGGTCTTGAGCAGCCAATCGACCTTGGATAGCCTGTTGCTCGTAGCCTTCTCTAGCCTGACCAACCTGTAGCAGTCGTTGGAGATCAGCATAGTCAGCCGCAGACATCTGTGGAGCAGCCTGAGCAGCCGCTACCTGTCTAGCCCTCTCAGCCTCAGCCGATTGATACGCTAGTTCACCACCTCGTTCCGCTAATGCACGAGCAAAGATGTCTTGTGCGCGACCAGCCTGTTGTCCCATCGCAGACGAGCCATAACGACCAGCAGAGGAAGCCTGAGACTGTAGTTCTTGGATATTCTGGGTATAACGCTCACCAGCGAGACGATTCGCTTGCTCTAAAGCTCCGCCTAGAAACGGATTAACGCCACGACCTTCAATGGTAGCTAGTTGTTCAGCCTGACCAGCACGGAGTAGCGGAGAGCCGCCTATAGCCCGTTGTTGAGCCATCTGTAGGGCTTGCTGAGTAGCCTCTGATGGAGATACCGCTAGGGTCTCAGGAGCCGCTGGCATCCCTTGATAAAGCCTCTGAGCCTCACCTAGCGTATAAGTGATAAAAGGCTTAAATTCAGGACTTATCTCTGTTCTTGATGTTTGCGTTTGACCGCCGCCACCACCACCCATATTAGACCTCGCTTATCCACTTTCTAGGCCTGAAACCGTAAGACTTAGCTCTACGATCCCATCCCGGTCTATGACTTGAGAATGTTAGGTATTTGTTACCGTTTTCCCTTGCCATATTTTTGATGAATTGTAAACCTTTTTGCACCATCTGATAATCATTTTCTAACGTCCAAGCACACCAGATATGGAGTTCTTCCCCCAATGGTTGCAATATAAAGAACGCTTTGAAATGGTTATCCTCTAGTCCAACCCATAAGCCAGATTTCTGATTCCAGCAGTCCGTGTACACATCTTCCACGATCCAACTTTCAGAACTGACACTCTTAATTTTGTCTAACCCCGGCTTGACGCTCATCCACCACTTTCTGAGTTGGTCAGGCTCGATATATTTCCATTCTGTCATCCGACTATTATGTATCCGTAAGTTTTGTCAGCCGTACTATTAGCCCAATGACTAATGGTTGCCTGACCTTGTTGTTGAGTAGAAACGTACAAATTCGTTGTAGCCGATGGAGCAACGTAAGCCATCGTAACAATAGCACTAGGAATTGATGGCCTATCAGGACTTGTACTCGTAGGATATTGTTCTAATGAAACACCAATATCCGTAGTTCTCCAGAATACTTCAACATAATCCCCTGCGTTCATTTCCAGAAAATAATTCATCGCAGTAATCAGGTGACTAGGATCACCCGTACTTTTTCTAGCTGGCATATGGAACCGACTATTGGAACCAGCAACGTTAGTGCCGTTCTTCTTGAACCAAATGTCAATATCCTGACCGTCATTCGTCGTGTTCTTGTACTGGAACGAGAACTGGATGTTGTAAATTCCATAATTCCTGACGTTTAGCCTAGAACTATTGGAAACGTAAACTCCATTGGAATAATCTGTTGTGTTAAAGGTAACTGCGTACCCTGTAGTCGTATTAGCCGCTGTCTGGTCTGTGGAGTCCTGAAACGCCCCATAGGGAGCCGAATCAGCCTCAGCAGCCGCAGATACCGGGACGAAGAAAATCAGGCTCTCAAAGCCTATACGCTCATCAAATAGGGTAGTTGTAACCGCATTGCTAGTCGCTAGGGTAATCAGACCTGTGTTATTAGTCTTTCCGTCCATAATGCCACGAACGACTTCAGCAACAGCCCTCTGATCCCCTCCAAATGGCGGTAATGTACGAAATTGCCTCATCGAGTACCCTGCTTGACTACTTCTACGTCAATTCCTACCGCTGTTTCCCAGTTATCCCCTGTCGGAGTCAGTCTTAGACGATGATATTCACCGTTAGAACGGATGGAAACACGGTTTTCAGCATCAGCAGCTACGTTAGAGCCAAATTCAACCACTTCATTAAGCAAATCACGGCTAGAAATCGCTACAGACCCGCTTCCACCGTCCACAGTTGGCCTTACCAAAGTCACCGTAGACCGTCCAATGGCTACATCGCCTGTCGTAATGTTCGCTGTCTTAGGCTGACCAGAGAAAGCAATAATCTTAGCCCCAGAAACACCCGCAAAAAGTAGCTGACCACCAGCAAATACCCGTGAATCCAGAGGGATCTCTAGTGCATCAATACTCGAATTGTAGTTATCTACCTGCTCTAACGTCGCTGAAGGCGTTAGCACAAAGGAAATAGAATTAGCTGTAGTGTCTGTGTATGACCAACGATCCAAATTGATCGAATAAACCAACAGATTTTTACCACCGAAAGAGTTATTGAATTTCCAGATAACTAACTTTCGGATAGGGTCAACTGTGGCTGACATTCCTGTAGATATTTCGCCCGGAATTACATGGTTAAAAAACCATCTATTGACCTTCTCAGCACCGATAGATTTTACTGATTGACCGTCACAGGAATAAAACCCGTCATCAGCTAGGAAATACGTGATACCGCCATATTGAGCAATTGAGCCATTAGAGATACATCCCAAAGACCTAGAGATCGCATCGAATTGGAAAAAGAAAGGGCTACCCGTGTAACTCATACGGTAAATCGCCCGTTCAAGGAATACTAGACCGTATTCCCCACCAGAAAGACCTGTTATGTCCCCACCATCAGGGATGATCTGCGTATCTGCCTGAGAAGCTGCACCCGGAGTCCAGTCCGTCTCATCGTTAATGTCTGACCAATAGACCTTGTTCGCATCCGTTCCATCGTTAGCAGCAACAACGAAATCACGAACAACTGTGACATATTTAGCCGTAGGAGCAGCAGCAGCTAGATTCGCAAAATAAGTCGATACGCCGATCTCAAAGGCTTGCAACTTATCCTGACCGTTAGCAAGAATCATCTTTGCCCCGTACTGCGTTACATCCCAACTCTCAACCGTTGAATAGCCTGTTGTAGTTGCAGCATCCAGACTAGCATCAGACGAGTCAAACTTGTAAACCTGAGTCGCTCCAGCAGCAAATAAAGCCACCTCACCAGAAAACTTACCGCCAAACGCAATAAGCAAATCCTGAGCAGCAGCATCAGAATAATCAGCCTCAGACCTAAAAGGCGCATAACCGTTAGCAACGGGATAACAGTTCTTAGCATCCGTCACAGCACCAGTAACTCCGGGCTGATCTGGCAACCATTCTCCAAAATTTAGTTTTGTCGTAGCCATGTATCAGTTCCAGTAGGCTTTAATTCCCAAGTATTTGAACTTGGATTCGTATTTGTCCATGAATCCGAACTCGCTGTAATAGCAGTCCAGCTATCATTACTCGCAGATTGTTCCGTCCAAACATTCGTTTCAGGTGTTAGTGGTGACCATTCCTCACCAACAATCATCCCATCAGCGGTAACCGTTACACTAACAGCAATACTCGCAGCAGGGAAGAACGAAACCGTAGCATTAGCCGTTACATCAGCCGTAGCATCAACTGACGCAACACCAGTTAGCGTTCTGATACCACTTGCCGTAACAGTAGCCTCACACGTTATAGCCGCATTGCCATAACGCATGACTGTTGCAACAGAAGAAACAGTAGCATTTGCCGTTATCGCAGCAGAGCCGATAATCGTGTTATTGCCTCTAGCCGTTACTGTTGCAGAACAAGTAACAGAGCCATTACCAAAGACCTGTCTAAATCCACTTGCTGTAACCGTCGCAGAAGCGTTTATAGCCCCGCTAAAGTGGACAATACGGTAAGCATCAGCAGTTACCGTAGCAGCACAAGAAATCGCCCCATTAACGCTGTAATCGGCTCTAGCAGCCGCTGTAACAGTAGCAGTAGCAGATACCGCTGCATTAGCCCTGTGGTCTACAAACGCTGATCCTGATACCGTTGCCGAAGCTGTAATAGACGCAGACGCTAATACAGGTCTATCACCTGTACTAGCAAACGTTCCAGCCGAAAACGGTATGAATCCAAACATTACAATGCGCTAATCTGTGATGTTGTTAAAGCTACAATATCTCCACTTACTAATGCTGATACGTCTGTACTAGTTAGGGCTACGATTTCCTCTGTAGTCAAAGCCTGTGGCAGCGCATACTCAACCCATTGCTCACTTGACTGTGACCAAGACCATTTGTAGCCCTCACGCTCCATAGGCTTAGGATCACGAATAACCCATCCCGGTGGATACCACCAGACAACCTCTTTGCCTTCAGGTGCAACAGGCGCATCAGGCACTTCAATCCAGCCCTCTGTGCCGTCTGTCTCTGGCTTTGGAATACTTCCGTTCTTAGAGTACATGAGTCACCTATTGCAAAGCGAAAGCTGAAGTCGGAGCCGTGAAGTTGGCTGTGTAACGAGCAAAACGACTTACACGAAGATCGTCGATGTAGCCAGAAAAAGGCGCACTTTTATCGTTGAAAGAGCCAATGGTTACATAGGTCATGGAGTTTGCCGAACCAGTCGTACCTGTGTAAGACCCCTTTTCAACACCATCTAGATAAAGTTTTGTAGTGGTTCCATTAGAAACGACCGCCAAATGCGTCCAAGTATTTGCGCTTACAGACGAAGCCCCTGAACTTGGCCCCGTACCTCCTGCTGCGCCATCGTTGCAAATTATTTCAGCGCTTGACCTGTAAAGGTTAAACCCTGTATTCCCGCTAATTGTGGTGGCAAAGTTAATCAAACCGGCATTACCCGCGCCCACAGTCGTTGTGTAGAACCACATCTCTACCGTGTAAACAGTACCAAGCCTAAACAAGTCACCACCGTTATACGACGTTAAATAATCCCCCGTACCATCAAAAAACATTGAGCTACCACCAAATTTGCTTTGTGTTGTACTTATTGAAGCGTTACCTACGGTCTCTAGCACGTTCTTGGCAGTAGCGTCTGTGATGCCAGCGTTGGTGAAGTTGGTAAGTAGTTGGGCTGTACCTGCGCTTACTGTTGTTGTGAAAGGTGATGTAGGAACTGTATATGTAGAACCCGTATAAAGAGCGCCGCCTTTTGTTACGCGAACGCCACTTATGTACCCAAAATATGTGCTTGTAGCGCCGCCTTCAACATATGTGCCAATATAGGTAGACCATGTACTCGTATTTATCGCCCCGGTTACACTTTGGCTTGTCGCGTTTCTTACGCCATTAAGAAAGCCATACACCGTGTTGCCTGTTCTAACTAACGCACAATGATTCCATTGATTAAGTGGTACTGAAGTAAATGTAATATCAAAATTGGTGGTTCCTTGATAAGGAGCCATTGTCAAATTTCCGCCAGAAGAAAGAGCTATTGCATATTGCAAATCACTGCGCGAACCTGCATTACCGTTAAATCTATAAACTAGGGGTCGAATCGCTCCGTATGAAGTTGTATAGAACCAACATTCGACAGTAAAGTCGCCCGTAGTTAAATCAAGGTTCGCGTTGTTTCCTACTACCAGCCCATCCCCCGTCCCATCAAAATACCCACTACCACCTACAGTAGCTGCGCTGTATGCGGCAGTCGGAGCGAAGGGGCTGAAGGCTTGGACGGAGGGTGTGCCGCTTGGGGTGATGGCAAATGCGTTGCTGCTGTTATCAACGAAGCGGTTTGATTGGCAAGTAAGCAACCTTGTGTCTGCATCCGATGTGTAAGGCGCAGTAGGAATAGATGAAATAGACCTAGCAACAGTCGATACACGGATGTTACTCAGATAACCAACCCATCTTGCTGTACGAAAACTAGATGCGTACATCCCTATGGTGAAATTATTTGTCTGCGATCTATTTGTTAATGTTGTGGTTCCAGTTAATGAAGAAGCAGTTGTGCTGTTTACATACATGGAAATAGCATTGCTATTAACTACTATCGCAACATAGCTCCACTGATTTAAACTTATCGTATTGGCAGAAACGCAAGTTTTTGATGCTCCATCGTACCAACCCAAAACCACTTGACCGCTGTTATTGATATAAGAAGACAGCGTAAGTGTAGCCCCTATCGGGTCTTGATCACCTATGATGATGTTTTCACCCAAGGCGCTATTTAATGCTGTTGGATATAACCAAGCCTCTATAGTAAAAGTACTTATGGTGGTAGAAAATAAGTTAGTTGAACCTGCTAAATAATCTCCACTTAAGAAATTACTCCACCCCGTCTGACTAAACGGTGAGAACGTACCCTGCGTCGTGTTACCGTTGCGAGTAATCGTGAAGTTGTTAGTAGACGAGTCTAGGAACGTGTTGTTCTGCGCTCCGTTCGTACCGTTGCCGGGAAGCAATAAAGTGACACGGTTAAAGAACTCATCAACAGCAGCAGCCGCAGATGACACAGCACCTAGCAGCATTGACATAATCCCACTCATGTCAGCCCCTTAGCTTACGTTGCCAGTTACAACACAGACCGTGCCACTAATGAATAAAACTGTAGCTACACCACGAGTCGCTAACGTCATCGTATCCTTATCTGTATTCGTTCCAGCAATGTAAGCTGTCGTAATCGAGCAGGTAATCGTGATATTGCCTGTCGTATTGTTAAAGATAGAAACAATGTCACCAGCAGCAAATGTGCTGTTAGGGATAGTGATCGATCCGCTAGTGCCAACACCAACAAACTCACCGATGTCAGACGTAGCCAAGGTATAAGAGCTGGTCTTATCCGATCCTGACTGCGGAACATTCAAAAACCCTAAAGTAACTCCACTAACGTCAGGCAACGTCTGTGTGATATTGCTATTAGTGTTAGCAGATTGCAAAGTGTGTGTACCTGTACCACTCGCATTGCCCTGAACTTTTAAGTTACTCATGTTCTTTCCTTAACCAAAAACTAGCCATGAACTGCTAGTAGGCACAGTTACCGATGAACCTGTCGTAATAGTAATTTCACCGTAGCTGATCCCACGATTTCCTGACGTTATCGAATATGCACCTGATACCGTAGGTGTGTTTTCCCATATCGGGAATAGAACCGCATTACCTGATGTCTCTTTGTAAACAGCCCTATCCGCTGGATACGTTACAAAGACTTCCTTAGAGCCAGCAGAGAAGTTGACCTTCGCATCGCTATTCGAGGACTGTAGAACGGTATCCCGGCTTAACGTACCACTTCCTACCGTACCTATGCCGGTTTCCCATTCGCTAGCTAGAACAATCGCGTAATAGGTCACATTGCCGTTACCAATGCCAGCAGCAAACGTCTGGTAGCCCGGAGAAGCACCGTCTAACGTGACAGTACCCGTACCAGTCGTGGTAGTCGTTTCCTTTACACGGTCATTAACGACGAACGGCATATCAAGCTAACGTTACGCTAAGGTTGCCACTCGAAATCGTGAAAATATCACCTGTACCTACTGTCTTAGCCTCGTCCAAAGCCGTGTGATACAAGAGATTTCCGCTAGTAGCAGCATCCAGAATCCCGATCCAGCCAATCGTTCCCCATGACCCTGTAGCCGTAGGAAACACCACACTCGCTGAGTTCGTTGTCGCACCATTACTAGGCGCACCAAACGTTACAGAAGTCCGAGCATACGAACCACCTGAAACCTCAGTTCCAGTATTCGCGTCAGTAGGATCGCTAGTGTAAAGACCGACATAGACCGTAGCCGGACTTGTGTAAGTTGTATTTCTCAAAGTCGCGTTAATCAGCGCATCTTCGAGATATGTACTCATTTCTGCCATGATTTACCTCACGTTATAAGACATTGACATAGGTTGACCGCTGTACTCACTCGACTGGTCAGACGTATTGATAGCTGCTATCGCACGATCATACAAAGCAGACCATGTTTGCAAACGAGCATCATTCATCAGATACGGCTCTGCCTCACCTAAAGCGGCATACAGCAACGCATCAGGATAGTTAGCCAAGAACGTATTGCTAGCGTTCGTATCACTCAAGAGCGTAGGCTTAGAGTAATACAACATTTGCAACGTATAAGTGGTATCAGGAATTGGTGCTAATTGAATCTCTGAGCCGAGAATCGTGTAGTCCACAGGTCTGCCACTCTCAGTCGTTCTGGCAGTCTCGTAGAAGCTGTTAGGAGCCTTGTAGCGCAACGTAAACACCGGATTAGTGTTCAGGTGTATGTCGCGCATCTCAAGGAAATCAGTCGGTAATCCAACCGTAGAGTCACCGCCAGTCGTTGTCGCTGTGGCAACTACTAGCATCTGACGAGTCCGAATGTCTCGCCTCAGTCGTTCTTCCGCTAACCGGATGAAGTCAGGAATGACGGTAGTTAGATCACTACGAGCTAGATAGCTTGCTACCGTAGTCCTTAATTCAGAATAGTTAGCAAAAGGCATATTATTCCTCTAATTGCTCAAAATCTTTCCATCCGTACTCATAGGTTCCTATGTGTCGAATGTGCATGGACAGTTCATGGTCAACGTAGGTCGGGAATCCTTCTGAAGCAGCCTTGACGCAGAAATAAACATCCTCGCCACAGACTCCATTCTTACCCCATCCAGCATCAAACCAAGGTCTGCCAGTCTTTTCAAATACCTCTTTGCGGATCAGTACAGCACCAAAGCCAATCGCTGTAACTTCCTCAATACCCTCTTTACCACGACTATCGATGTTCTCCCATTTATGGACTAACGTATCACCATCCATATACTTCGTCATCATCTTAGCCGTAGGTGTTACAGGCTTCCTTCTCGTAGTCGCATTAACGCCAACTATAGGCACTTCACGACTCAGCAGGATAGTAATGATGTCAGGAGGAAACCGCATATCGCTGTCCACAAAGAACAACGCATCACAGCCCTCTTTCAACGCTACCTCTGCCAACTTCTCACGCTGGTCAAATATCAGCGTTCCCGGCATTGTGTAAAGGCTTAGTCCACCTTTACCGTCCTTGCAACGAACTGACGCATCGTGTGCTGTCATCCTTGCAAAGTCGAAAGCAAAACCAGTATGAACCTCATCCCTACACGGTACGCAAACTCCTACTCTCATACAGTTCCCCGGTACGTTTTCCACACAGCATTATCAGGATCGTTCAGCCACCTAGCAAATCCGATCTCATCCACCACGTTAAAGCCCTTCATAATCCCCTGCTGATTCAGTACGTCAATCACCGTAAAGGGTATTCTGGCAACGTGATGAAGCTCGTTTAGGTGTCCTTGGCGAGATTTGTCGTAGTCCAGTTGCCGCTTATTGGCCTCGATAATCTCGGTTACATCCTGTTTAGTCTCGATGACAATCCCACCATCACCGTCTTCAAATGCTGTTTGAGTCCGTATCGGAGTACTCATAAATCCTTTCGTAGGTAGCCCCCACCGTGAGGCAGGGGCTATTTGCTACTTATTACAGAGCCATGTTCAAGTCAGCAATGATGCCGTGAGCAGCCTCATTCTTGACTTCCAGAGTAACTTCAGCCAGAAGCTGAGTATTCTCGCTGTCACCAGTCTTAGCCAGATCATTAGTCTGGAATGGACGTAGATATGCGAGTGCTGCGTACTCAGGATCAAGGATCAGAGCATCGCGTGCGCGCATGAAGCGGTTAGGAACAACCGACATCGTGCCAAAGTCCGACATATAAACGTCAGCCGCACCGATAATGGTGGTCGGAGTATTGCCCGGAGCCATGTAACGCTGTGCAGCGATACCAGC